CTCGTCATCCGGGTGACCGCCGATGGTTCTGTGTGGGAGATGTTGACAAATCTCACATGGTTCCAGACAAACCAGGACTGGTTCAACATCGTTGACTCGGGTCCGAGTTATTCGACGGCGTGGCCTACTCCGACGAACAACGTCAACCTCCCGGGTTACAGCAACGTGCTTTACACCATCCCCCCGGGGAAGAACCTTCAGGTCTATTGGTTCGCCCCGGCCGTTCTGGAAAATGCCAACACCAACGGCGGTATCGTGCTTGTCGTCAACGGTGTCGCCGTTGACGCGATGACGATCTCAACAGGCTCTGGCGCTTTCATCGCGAACCCACACCTGTTCGGTAGCTACAGGAACGCATCTGCTTCTGCGGTGCAGATCGGCATATCGGTCTACATCTATGTGACCTCAGGGACGGTAAACGTGCAGGGTCACCCGACCATTGGTCCGAAGCTCCGAGGCAAGCTCACCTGACCCGAAAGGAGCCCCGTGAAGGTTTGGTTCACTCAGCGCGGCTCCCTCGACAAGACGGAACAATTCTTGAGGAACGCCCAGAAGCTGGATATCCGAAAGCTCGTAGTTCCTTACGCGCAGAAGGGGGTCCAGGCCCTCATCGCACACACCCCCAAGGATTCCGGCGTTGCCGCATCGTCATGGGGCTACACCATCGAAGGCGGAAAGAACAAGTGCCGCGTTATCTGGACCAACAGTGACGTGGAGAACGGTTTTCCTGTTGTCATTGCCCTGCAATACGGCTATGGCACGGGTACGGGCGGATACGTGCAGGGTCGTGACTTCATCAACCCGGCAATGAAGCCCATATTCGACGAGATCTCTGAGGCTGTCTGGAAGGCGGTGATCGAAGGTTGAGCAGCACTGTTGAAGAACGCGTAGTGCAGATGAACTGGGACGGTAACCGGTTCTCACAGGGAGTTTCCGGCACTCTCAACCAGCTCGACGCCCTGAAGAACAGCCTTCGCATGGACGGCGCCACTCAGGGACTCGAGGAAGTAAGCAACGCCGCCAGTCGGTTCGACTCCAGTCCGATGGAACAGGGCGCCGGTCGAATCGGTGTGGCGTTCTCCAGTGCTCAGGCCATCGCCTTCGGTGCTCTGGCATCAATCGGCGCCAAGGCCGTCGCCATCGGCTCGCAGGTCGCAAGCGCGTTCACGATCGAGCCCCTCAAGGCTGGTTTCCAGGAATACGAAACCAATATGACGTCGATCCAGACGATCTTGGCGAACACCAAGGCGTCTGGTGCGGGTCTGAACGATGTCGAAGCGGCTCTCCAGAAGCTGAACGACTACTCGGACGACACGATCTACAACTTCTCCGAGATGGCGAAGAACATCGGCACGTTCACCGCCGCCGGTGTGAATTTGGAGACGTCGACCAACTCGATCAAGGGTATTGCCAACCTCGCGGCGATCTCGGGATCGAACTCGGAGCAAGCTGCCGGGGCCATGTACCAGCTGTCGCAGGCGATCTCGGCGGGCAAGGTCTCGCTGGAGGACTGGAACTCGGTCCAGAACGCCGGCATGGGTGGCACCATTTTCCAGCGGGCTCTTGCCGAGACCGCTGTGGCGATGGGAAAGATCGACAAGGGCGCGCTGTCTCTCACCGGAGACATGAAGAACGTTTCCATCAACGGCGAGTCGTTCCGTAACTCCATTTCTGCTGCGGGTGGCGGCGAGTCGTGGCTGACCTCCGATGTTCTCACGAACACGCTGGCTCAGTTCACGGGAGACCTCTCTGACGCAGATCTGGCAGCACAGGGCTTCAACGCGTCGCAGATCGAAGCCATCAAGGCGCAGGCGGCAACCGCTACGGCTGCCGCGACGGAGGTCAAGACCTTCAGCGGTTTGATGGATACGCTGAAGGAAGGCGTCAGCTCCGGCTGGGGTAAGACGTTCCAGATCCTCTTCGGTGACTTCGAAGAGTCGAAGGCCCTCTTCACATCGCTCAGCAATTCCATCGGCGGCTTCTTGGGCCGCATGTCGGATAGTCGCAACAACATGCTCCAGGGGTTCAAGGACCTGGGCGGTCGAACGGTCCTGATCGAGGGTTTGAAGGAAGCGTTCTGGGCGCTCGCGTCACCTCTCGCTGTGGTCGGACAGGCCTTCCGACAGGTGTTCCCGGCAACCACGTCGAAGCAGCTCTACGACATGGTCGTTGCATTCCGGGACTTCATGCTCGAACTGCAGATGTCCGCTGAGACGGCAGATCGTCTGCGTAGAACATTCGCCGGTGTCTTCGCCGTGCTGCACATCGGTTGGGAGCTCATCAAGGGTCTCGCCGGCTTCTTCTTCGGCCTGTTTGCGGGTGTCGAAGAGGGCGACAAGGGCATCCTGAAGATCACCGCAACCATCGGCGATTTCCTGGTCGGTCTCGACAAGATGATCACCCAGGGCCGTGCCATCCCCGAGTTCTTCGACATGATTCGGGAAGCGCTATTCAAGGTCATCAACCCGATCAAGGACTTCGGTCAGACGCTCGGGGATATGACCGACGGTTTGGACCTCGGATCTGCGGGAAGCAGTATCGGAAGCTTCCTCACGAACCTTCTCGCCCTGCCCAGTGTTGGCGATCTTCTGTCTTCGGCGTTCGGCAAGGTTGTTGACGTCTTCCACAGCTTGATGAATGTTGTTAAGCCGCTGGGTGCGATGTTCGGCGATGCGTTTGGTGGTTTCGGCCAGAGTATCATCGACGCCTTCTCGAATATGGACTACGACTCGATCCTCGGAACGATTCAGACTGGTCTGCTTGCAGGACTTGTCGTGATCGTCAAGAAGGCGATGAGTGGTTTCAGCATCTTCGGCAAGGTCGACGTTGGAGGCGGCGTCTTCGAGAAGATCAAGGACACTTTGGACGGCGTCACTGGATCTTTGACGGCAATGCAGAACGCGCTCAAGGCAGTGACGCTCCTCCAGATCGCTGCGGCAATCGGCATCTTGGCCATCGCGGTCATTGCCTTGTCGCAGATCGATGCGGATGGGCTCAAGCGGGCTCTCGCTGCCATAACCGTGATGTTCATCCAGCTGGGTGTTGCCCTGCAGGCGTTCTCGAGCATCGGTACAGCGGGACAGATGGCCAAGCTCATCCTCATGGGTGCGGCGTTGATCCTCATCGCTTCGGCCATCACCATCCTGGCTCGGGCCGTCGAACGCATGGCGGCCATATCTCTGGGTGATCTGGCTCGAGGTCTCCTCGCAGTCAGCATCATGCTGAAGATGCTGGGCACGGCCGTCGACAACATGTCGGGCAATGAAGGCAAGATGATCGCCACGGCGGCGGGTCTTGTGATCCTCGCATTCGCCATCAGGGTGCTCGTCTCGGCGGTCGAGGATCTGGCCGAGTTGGACTGGAACGAACTGACCAAGGGGCTGCTCGGTGTCGGCGTTCTACTGGCCGGACTCACGCTCTTTGCGAAGTACGCCGAAGCCGACACGGGTGGTCTGAGTCAGGGTCTCGGTTTGCTTCTCTTGGCTGCCGCGATCAAGGTACTCGCCAGCGCGGTGAAGGATTTCGCCGACATGTCCTGGGGTGAGATGATCCAGGGCTTGCTCGGTGTGTCCGTCGCAATCCGTGCGATATCCGGGGTGCTCAAGACCATTCCCAAGGGAGCGGTCTTCTCAGCGGCTGCGGTTGCGATCATCGCTGGTGCGCTCAAGCTCATCGCATCTGCGATCTCGGATATGGGCGACATGGACTGGGGGACCATCAGCAAGGGTCTCGCTGTCATGGCCGTTTCCTTGCGCCTCATCTCCTCGGCATTGAGCAGCATGCCTCCGCAGACGATCCTGTCTGCCGCCGCGGTCTTGATCGTGGCTGCGTCTCTCAGCATGCTGGGTGACGCTCTAGAGCAGATGGGCAGTATGTCGATCGGTGAACTCGCCAAGGGTCTCATCGCTCTCGGCATTGCGCTCCGGATCATCTCCAGCGGTGTCGAAGCCATGGAGGGCGCGATCCGAGGTGCGGCCGCATTGATGATCATCGCTGTCGCGTTGAACGTCCTCGTGCCAGCTTTGCAAGCCATGGGCGACATGTCGCTCGGAGATATCGTTCAGAGTCTCCTCATGTTGGCGGGCGTGTTCATCATCCTCGGCGTCGCCGGGACTGCCATGGCTGTTGTCGCGCCTGTGATTCTTATTCTTGCTGCCGGCATCGCTCTCTTGGGTGTTGCCATGCTCGCAGCAGGTCTGGGTGTCCTGGCGTTCTCGGCAGCAATGACCGCTCTGGCGGCTGTTGGTGCGGTAGGTGCGGCTTCAATCGTCGCAATCGTGAGCAGTTTGGTCGGTCTTATCCCGCTGGTTATGACGCAGATCGGTTTGGGCATCATCGCCTTCGCCGAGGTCATCGCCACGTCTGGGCCGGCCATTCTCGGAGCGATCACGGCGGTTCTGACCGCATTCCTTCAGGCGATCATCGATGTGACGCCCAAGGTCGGCGAGACATTACTGGTGCTCATATTCACGGCTCTCGGAGTACTCGAGCAGGCGGTTCCGCGACTCGTTACG